CTTAAACGAAACCCCGAGGATATGTTGAAGATCCTGCGGTTTATTCAGCCGTACGTTGGGGCGACTGGCGGGCGGAAGATGTATGAACTGACCTTCCACGAAATGGACCAGAAGCATTACCTCGGCGGGCAGTATCTACGGCGGCTCCGGTGTCTCGCGCCTCGGTGGGAGAAGGCGAGTGATGAGGTGTATGGACGGGGGCGCGGGCATGTGGCGTATCCGGATGTTGCCACGCTGAACCGTGCAGTGGAACTACGGTTGCGGCAATGGGCGAAGGCCGTTGATCCTGCTGTGTTGACGGTGGATGACGGGGTGATTGGAAAGTTACGGCTCATGCACGGCACGCGAACGATGGTTCGCAACCTCGACGCGGTGAAGGCGTTTGATACGGGGGCGAAGTTTGATGTCGCGAACTTCCAGGAGGAGCGGTTGCAAATCGCAATCCGTAACTACTTCTACGCCGATCAGTTGCAGTTACCCTCAAAGCAATACATGACGGCCTACGAAATCGCGTCGCACATTGAGTTGATGCAGCGGTTGCTCGCGCCAACGACTGGGCGGTTGAAGGAAGAATTGTTCAACCCGTTGATTGACTATGCGTTTGACGAGATGATGGTGAAAGGAATGCTGCCGCCCCCTCCGCCTATCGTCATCCAAGCCGCGATGCAGGGGTATACGGATATTAACGTGGTGTATACGTCGCCGCTCACCCGCTCGCAGCGGGCGAATGAGATGGGCGCGTTCCAGCAAGTCACCGCCGGGTCGCAGGTGTTGATTGCGAATGAGCCGGAGCTACTGGACAACTTCGACGGCGATATGATGTTACGGGAGGCAGCGGCGGCGACCGGTGTACCCGGGCGATGGTTGCGGTCCCCACAAGCCCGCGACGAGAAACGTCAAGCCCGTATGCAGGCCATCGCCCAGCAACAGGACATGGCGATGAAGGAGCAGGCCGCGAAGGCCACGAAGAACCTCACCGCAGCGGCGGCGGATCTTGGCTCGCTCGCCCCGCAGCAAGGGGAGACCGCCTAAATGGCGTCCTCTGAAGAACAACGCTACCACGGGATGGTGAAGGCGTATGGCACAGTGTTTAGTGGCCCCTTCGGGCAACAAGTTTTCCAAGACCTCTCACGCTCGTGTTTCATGCACAAGACCACCTTTGCGCCTGGAGACCCGCACCAGACCGCATTCAACGAAGGTATGCGGGCAACCGTGTTGCTGATACAGCGGATGGTGATGTTATCGTCCGACCCCAGCTTCACTTTGGAGAACATCTCCAATGAGTTCACAACCACAGAAGGAGAGTAGCAATGCCGGACCCTACGATACTCGCAGGACAATCGGGCAGTGAGCAGCAAGCGCAAGAAGCCACGGGGCAAGGGGCAGGCGGTGATGTCGCCGGGGCCGGGGCAGGCGTCAATGATGGTGCTTGGTTCGACACACTCCCGGAAGGTTTGCGTGCGGAAAAGTCACTTGAGGCTTTCAAAGGCAAGCCGATTGCCTCCATCGCGGAGTCGTTCGTAAACGCCCAGAAGTCGTTTGGGTCGCGGTTGCCTGTGCCGCTCCCGACTGACAAGCCGGAGGAACGGCAGGCCAAGACCCTCAAAATACTTGAGGCGCTTGGGCGACCCCCCTCGCCCGATAAGTACGCTATTAAGGACCCCGCGTATGAGGAGATGGGGTTGCAGAAGAACGAGGCGTCGCTTAAGTCGTTCCTCAGCTTTGCTCATAAGGCGGGGCTGACGAATGAACAAGTGCAGGAGTTTGTGAATTGGCAGGCGGAGGATGCGGTCGCGACCCGGCCTGATACAAAGGCCGCTGCGGAGGCGTGCATTGAGGCGTTGACGAAGGGGGATGAGCAGAATCCGGGGTGGGGGAGTACGTACCCGAAGTATATTGCGATTGCAAAACGGACGGTGGATTCCACCTTCCCGCCGGGTGTCCGCGACAAACTCCTGGCGGCGGGGTTCTACAACGACCCGGAGTTTATTCGCGGGCTGTATACCATGGGGCGGAACTTAATCGAGGATAACATCCTGATCGGGGACGAAAACGATACGACGGGGGTGGGCAAGTCCGCTCAGCAAGAACTCGACGCGCTGATGGGAGATCCCAAAGGTCCGTATTTCAACCCCGACCACGCGAAGCATGAGGAGTATGTGAAGCGGGCGTTGGATTTGCGCGTGTTTCTCAGTAACCAGAAATAACACGGGAACCTGTCCACGGGCCGTGCTTGAAGTGGACGTACAGGCGACGACACCGCCGAGGTCGGGTCCCTCTGGGACAACCCGCCGTGAGGTTACACTGGTTAGACGGGGGCGCTTTTTCGGCCCCTACACAGAGGTGACACATGGCTGCGTTCGATTCGATAGAGCAAGCAAGAGCATTACAGTTTCGGGCCAACGTCATCCACCTGTATCAGCAGAAGGGTTCAAAGTTGCGCGACCGGACGAGGGTGGAACCCCTCCTCGGCAAGGCGCACTTCTTTGAGCGGCTTTCGTCAGAGGCGGCGGTGGTGAAATCATCGCGGCACGCGGATACAGTGTTGCTGGACCCCGTTCATTCACGTCGAATGGTGGTCCCGCTGGATTACGTGTGGAATGCGTTGACGGATCAGCAGGACAAGGTCCGTACGTTGATTAACCCAGAGAGCGAGTACGCCATTGCAGCGGCGAATGCGTTGCAGCGGGCGTATGACGTAGCGGTGATTACGGCCTTCGCAGCGGATGCGAAGGGCGGGGAGGATGGAAGTACGGCGGTCACGTTCGCGTCGGACCAAGCAGGAGACGCGGACCCAAGCGCAGGCGCGGTTGATACCGGAGATGTTCTCAACGCCCAAAAGGCGTTAGACAACAACGAGGTACCGGACGACGACCGATATGCACTGGTTCGTCCGTCCTTTGTCTCTCAGTTGCTTGCGAACTCCACGGCCCCCATTGCGGCCTCGTCCGACTATAACTCCGTTAAGGCGTTGGTGATGGGTGAGCTTAATACGTGGGTCGGGTTTACGTGGATCAAGAGCACGTTGCTGCCGCTGGCGGCAGGAACGGACTACTACAACTTCTTCTGGCAGAAAAACGCGATGGGTGTCGCGATCAACAAGGACATCATGGCGCGGGTGTCAGAGAGGCCGGACAAGGATTATAGCGTACAGGCGTATGCGTGTTTGACGATGGGCGCGACGCGCGTTCAGGGCACAGGCGTGTATCGTATTCGGCATGATGACGGGATTGCGATATAACCACAACCCAGGTGGCGGGGCGTTCCCCCGCCTCCTACAAACGGGGACAAAAGCGGAAAGCTAACCCCAGGAGTACACAATGGCGAATACTGATTCAGCACAAATCACTGCGATTGCGAGTTCAAGTGGTAAAGCAGCGGCGAATGAGTTGGCCGGGCGGATGCGGGTGGCGTTTTTCTCCGTTGCCGCCGTGCCAACCGGCGCGGGCGACACGATGACGCTTACGAAGCTGCCGAAAGGGGCTAAACCCCTTCGTGGTGTGTTGCAGTTCACGGTCGCGCAGGGTGCGACCGCAACGACCGCGATTGGTATTGCGGGAACGACCGGCAAGTACCGTGCGGCTGCGGTGACGAACGCCACGACGGAGTTCGTGTTTATCACCACGGCGGCGGAGAACATGGGCGTGGATACGACCGCTGAGGAAACGATCATCGCTACGAACGCTGCGGCGGTTTGGACTGCTGCGGCGTTTCGTGGGTACATCACGTACGTAGTGGACTAGGATCTGTATGAGCGACCCCAAACCCTGGCGACCAGCGTTACCGGATCGTGGTGGGCTTGGGGAAGCCGGACAGACAATCCAGGCCATTGTCAAGGAGATTGAAAAAACCGCTCCCGACGGGGTGCATGAGGACGCGCATGAATGCAAACGCCTCATGCACCGTCTGGACAAAGAACGCGAGAAGTTGTGTCGGCGGTATCCTGACATCAAGCCGCACTCGCAACCGTAGGAGGTCTCATGGCAATTCAACACAACCTTACACAAGCCCTCGCGTTGCTGAACGACGCGGGCGGGTATCTGGACAAAGTGCGACAGGAAGCAGAGGACATCGCCGACCGAGCGGGGAAACTCGACGCGAAAGCGGTTGAGTTTGACGCGCTCTGCCAGGCGGTGTCAGACAAGAAGGCGGAGTTGGTCGGTGTGAACGCGGACATTGCCCGGGCAGAACGGGCGTTTAACGAGTTCAAAGACCTCGCCTCGAAGAGGTAAGGAGAGTACAACATGGCGATTCATCCAGCGGGTATTGTCAGCGACCTCAGTGCGGCGAACGCTACCGCGTTCAACCGGATTGAGTTGAACCCCGTGAGCATCATTCACGCGACGGAGATTGGCATTAGCATGAACGGCGCACCGAACTCGACGCTTGTGCCGGTGGAGTTTAATCTTCGACGTACCTCGACCGTCGGCA